TCTACGCAAGTGAGATACCAGTATCATACCACAGCCTGTCTCTTCTACCATAGTTCTGAGGCGATGCATGATGCCGTCAATAGCTTTACGCTCATCGTTTTCTAATGTAGATAAAACTAACATGTGAAGGTGATCAACTACAATCCATTTACAATCTAGACCGATGATCATATAGCGTAGCTTACTGAAGATGTCTTCTAGGTTATTAACACCGTGATGTGCATGAATCCAAACACGACCATCGTTGTCACCCATAAAGACTTTCTTAAAGCAATCGTCTAACTGGTCGTCTGTGTATTGAGCCTTGACACTATCAAGGTGAAGCTTAGCGTTAGCCTCTACTGCCATGATACCTTCAGCAGTACGTGACCAGTTCTCCTCCAGTGCTACAACACCTACGTTATCTTCTGTATTATTAATCAACCAGTGTTCAATCTCTCTGGTTACTGAGGACTTACCCAAGCCTGTTCCACCTGTAAGGGTGACTAACTCACCTGCTCTCATACCTTCTAGCTTAGTATTAAGACCACGCCACGGGTAAGGTATAGCTGTTTTCTTTTCTAGTCTTAGCTGTTGATAGGCTTCAAACTGATCAGATAGATTTAATACACCAGAAGGCGTATAGACTTTAGCATCCCAAAAAGAACTGACGTATGCGGCGTGTCTACCTTGACGCAACATATCGTTAGCGTCTTTGTAGTCCACAGGCAACGTCATTATCTTAGCTTTCTTAGGTGTTAGTAGCTTTGCAATTGCTTGAGCGGCATCCTTGCCCACCTTGTCGTTGTCAAAGTTAATGACAACAGAATCAAATGACTCAAGGTACTCAAGACTATGCTTAACATCAGCAACGCCTCCTTGCGCTCCTGATTTTATAGATACGACAGGCCACTTACTACCCATAAGTTCGTAAGCGGCCATTGCATCGCACTCGCCTTCTGTTAATGTTATAAACTTACCACCCGCTTTGAATAGATTCTCTCCAAACAAGCCAACTTCTTTTGAGCTTCCTGCCCAAGAAAAGTTTTTATTCTGCATACGAATTTTAGTTCCTGCTAACTCGTGTCCATTGTAATACGGGTAATAATGCTTATCAATCTTACCGTTAACTGTAGTTGATCTAACACCGAACTTCTTAGCTGTAGCTAAGCTTATCTTGCGGTCAGTCAGTTCGTTAAAAGAAGCGGTAGGGTTGGGTGAAGAGGAGACTCTTGAACTATTCTCCATCGGGGTCTTCCTTTGATACCCTTTTAAATCCTTTGCGGTATCTGGTTGGTGTACTTCCGCTGTACTATAACTATGAAAATATTTCCTACAAACAAAACAGTAGGCCGACCCATCTGAATTGATGGAAGCCCCGTCAGTAGACCCACATGAATCATCCTGACAGGGTTGGTGCAGTTTAACGAAAGCCATTCGGCTTACTCCTCGGTGGTTTCTACTTCCTCTGTAGACAATGCCTCTTCCGTGAGGTGGTTAGATTTAAGATCAGTCATCAATGCAACTGTCGCGGCTTGCATCAACCCCACAGTCATTGAAGCTTCTCTAAGGTTTTTATTTGCTTCTACTAGGTGGTTTAGAACTGCCCTACCCTCGTCTGAGAGTAGGTCTGATTCATATTCCACGCCATCCACTGTTACTGTAGTCATTACAACTCGTCCTCCATTTCACTATCAAGTGCATCAAACTCCGCTCCGTCTGCTGATCCAACTTCTATTAAGCTGAGAACCTGCATAGCTAGAAAGTCTAACCCGTAAAAGGTCTTGCCTTTCCATTCCGATTGCCATTCTTTATACTGAACTTTAACTTCAGAACCGTTACCTATTCTAGCATCTAATGGATTTTTATATGCGTCCACTAATCGTGGAGCAGGTCGTATCATACCATTAGGGCCATTCACTTTGCGTTTGATTACAATCGCAGGGCCTTCATCCATCTCCTTAATACTAAATCCTCGTGATTTAAAATCTTCAGCAGTAACCTCATCAACAACTAGATTAACAGAATACACTGGTTCAAAAGTTGTGTTGGGTGTAGTTGCTGATACCCAGTAAGCTGTACCTTGTAATATTGCCATGTCGCTTTTCCTTTTATTGGTTTTAAAATTGAATGTGGATTGTACCACGGGTAAATAAAATATGCAAACTATTTTTTAAACGCTGTCTGCATTAGCGTATCGTACTCAGTACTATCAATTATAAATTGTATTACAGTTTGCTCCTTAACATTGTACATAGCACACGCCCTGCTTAATGGAACCTTACCATCGACTACATCTGTCGCGGCTCTAGCTGTTGCAATTGCGGCGGGGCTTGGGCTACCTGATATGCTTTCTGCAAACATTATTTCTTCTCCTCGTCTATCATAAGTTCTGAAATGTATAGCAACTTAATTGCAACTGCCAGTGTTATAGTACCTACAAATAATAAAACAATATTATATATCATATAAACCTCACTTTAATAATAGAAAAACAACTGCAAAAAAGTATGCAATTGAACATAGGAGTAAGAACCTAATCACTCTTACAATTGCTACAGGCTTAGGATCTTGCTCCATTACATTATTCTTTATCCATCTCAGAAACCCAAGGCCAGTGTCGCTCAGAAAGTTTACTGCTTTTATCATCATCTTCTTTTAACTCCTCTCTATTGTATTTAAAGATAGCATCAAAGTTAGAGCTATACTTCTCCGCATTTACTTTGCGTTGCCTGTCTCCTTTACCGCCATGTGTTGCGTTACTCATCCTTCACCTCGTCCTTAATTCTTTTTAATATTAAGCAACCTGTGTCACTAATCTTTAGTTCAAACGTGTCACCAATATCATAACCCTTGGGGATTGACACGCCATCGAACTCAATCCCCTCTTTGTCTACATCAAACAGATAGCCCACATACTTCACGGTTAATCCTCCTGTAAATAAACCTGACCGAATGTTATAACACAGAAAGGAAGACTTAAAACTGTGCCTTCAAACTGTGCTACATCATAGTTATCAGCGCCGTCTAAGACAACCCACACAGCCCGACTATCTGTAAACTCTAAGTCTAAACCTACGCCATTACGCAGGTTAAGACTTAAATTATATTTACCAAAAGTTTTTGTCATACTATGCCGCCTTCATAAAGTTATTATATCTAACAGCCTCACGAACTACCTGCTGTCTGTCGTTATTAATTGATGCAATGTTTACTCTGCTTGATGGCCGTGAAGCATCAGCATGAGTTGACCAATCAGTCATGGCATTGTACACCCCCCAGTAGTTTTTTCCAAGGCGTTTAGAATATACACTGGAGTATACATTCCACATGTATTCTAAACTTGTGTTACGTCTAGCCATATCAGCCATAACGTATTCAGGAACAGAGTTGCCCTCTGCAAGAAGCTTTAAAGCTGCAGTACATTTAAGTGCAGTAGCAAAGAAACTAAAGGCCGCATAATCACTGCACTCTGTACCGTGCCACTGTTGCCACAGTTCACGCTCAGTGTTAAAGGTCTGCAAACATTTAGTAACTACCCTGCCACCTAACTCAATATCTAAAGACTGAGTGTGTTTAGATTTATACACTGCGACCTCACCACTCACAAAGACTTGAAGATTAGTACAAGCAAACTGAGTTGCGGCGGCACTAATCATGTACGGCCAAGTCCCATCGAAAGATGATATAGATAGTAGGCTCAAAGATGCACTGTCACCATCACTGGTTTTGTATGTATGCTCTGGCAACTTGTATTGAACAAAAGTTCTTGCTCCATTGTGAGATGTCCTGATTGTCTCTTGCATGTTATCGGTACATAAGTCAGAACGCTCAATGATGTTACGAGTAACGTCTATCATGTGTTTAGGTGCTACTGCCTTGTAGCCTTGACCATGAATACCTAGCTCTTCACATGTATCAGTACGGTAGATAACATTCTTGGTACTCTCATAAGCATCAAGATAAACCAAAGGTGCAGTTCCTATATCAAAATCAGCTTGACCATAACCTCTATTGCGGATTGTTGTAAGGGCTGAATTGTTTGTAAACATCGGTGTAATATTATTCATTTTGTTTCTCCAATTGTAAAATTAAATACGAAAGTGCTTGACAACAGTTTTTAAACTGTTAAAATCTATAAAGTTCTTCTAAAATAACTATTAGATATATCTATAAGTATCTTATACAAACTTTAAAGAATGTATACAAACTATAAAACTTTAAAGTAAATAAATAAGAATCAATCCTTATCTGTATAAATTTCATAGTGTGTTAATAACCCTCTGATTGTAATTTCTCATACAGGTTGTTAAGCCTTCTATATTCCTTGCTTAGAACCATTGACCCTCGATCACTTAGCTCAACGCAGTTTAAATCGTCAAGGATCTGTTCTAAGGCCGAAGAGACTAATTCAAATAAAGTTTCATTATCTTTCATCTTGTATACTCCTTATAGTTTGGATCAATTGTTGTTAGTTGCTGTCGCAACCAGTGCATTGATAGCTGTTCACATCTTCCTTCTAAGTTGCTATCAGGCTTAGAATATTTAAGGGCTAAGAAGTTATTATTTACTTCTACATGCCTGAACCTTGCCATCCTACTGCATAAAGTTTTTAACCCTACCTCTGCAACTTCAGAGTATTCTTTCATGCTATAGTAAGTACCAGTATGTAGATCAGGGTGTTCGCCATTAAACTTAAAGGTCTTTATCTTCATTGTTCTTTCTCCTTTAGTGGTGGTGCTTGTTTAATATCAGTAGCACAGTCCGTTGCCAAGACTAATGGTTGACATATCTCTTTGCACCATTGTCTCATTCCCAACCTTGTGTTCATCCAAGACTTCCACATTTGCTTCTCGTTCATAGTATCTATTAATCTAGCCATTGCTCTCTCCCACATAAGTTATTATATAAAATATACCACCGCGCTGTCCAATCTTATGTGCATCTTCTATGGTATCAGCGTACTGAGTACAGCCCATCTCGTGCCAGTTAATTGCCCACATAATTAATTTCCTTTGTATGTTTAGCATGTTGCATACTATGTTTATAGTTAGCCGCCCTCAGTTTCTGGACTAAACCTTTATGGTGTAATGTTACAGGGTGTGTGATGCCTTCTTGTTTAACCAAGATATCATGCCAATCTTCTAAGTATTCCAACTCTGTTACAAACTCTTTATAAGTTAGCGTCTTATCGCTCATGTTATCTCTCCACTGTTACTTTAAAGTCTGTCGCATCTATCTCAGCCCTGACAGCATCCATGACCTTAGTTTCTAGTGCATCATCAACCATAACTTCGATTGCATATGAATCTGGAAAATCTAAATCTTCCATTGCAGACTCAACCATAGTCTCAACTTCATCGCTGTCAGTCTTTTGTTCCATGCTACATTCAAGATCTTCGAGCCTACTATCAACATCATCTAACCTCATGCTCAACTCTGTAACCGTTGACTCTTCGCCGTCATTATACTCAGGACTAGGGCTGTCTTGATAGAGCTGTACCCTGCGCTCAAGGTCTGCAATCCTATTAGCATCGCGGATATGAATCTCTTCCATGTCTTTAAACCTAGCTTCTAATTCTTGTATATCAACGGTTGCAGAGTGAGACATTCTATCAGCCCTATCTAGAGCAACGTTGTTAGTAATTCTATCATCAATCCACGCTTCTACTGCTTCAATTAAAGTCTTCATACTTATCTCCCCATCTCAAAAAACATTCGACTAAGTTCAACCACAGGCTGACCGTTAGACTTCTTTAACTTACCATTAGTAAAGGTATACAGAGTATAATTAAAACCCTCTCTAAAATTCTTTACGCTTTTATAGACTCGCACCTCAGAACCTTCATCAGTGTCAGGGTTTCTAGTTGCCCATGCTTTAAGTGTCTTTGCTTGGTCGGCTATTCGCATACTTCCCATATTAATATCTTGTGAAAATAAATACATTTTATAATTCCTTATAACGGTTATAATTATTTGACAGACTTGATTAGTCCATCAAGCATTGTCACTTGTGCAAAGAACTCGCGTCCTCTACCTGTAATGTGTGGACGGTTAGCCCCTGTCAGTTGTCCGTTAGGCACATACTCTGCACCGAACATGCTAGTTTCTATATAGCGCAACGGCTCACCGACATTTTCTTTTAAGTCTTTTTTGCTAACGTAATTAAATACTATCATTTTGTTTACCTATTTAGTTAATGTGAGTTCAGTATAAAGCAATGACAAAACCCTTGTCAAGCTTTTTTTCTTATAACGGTTATAAATATTAAGCATCAGTTAAATAGCTGTAGTGTACCGCACTTACATGTGCGCCATCAATCCACTTCTTAGATTTAGTTGCTAGTAAATCGCACCAAATATCCCATAGGCTTTCCGTGCCTATGTCATGGCACACATCAATATACGCCCACACCTTTTTGTTGTTGGCATCGACACCCTTGCTAGTCTTTGGATTCTTAGACAGTGAAAGATCTTTAATATCTAACCTATACAGTCTGATATTGTGTACGTCCATGCACCCAACCAATCCGGCCATCAACTGACACGTAAACCCTGCCTTGGGTATTCCTAAGCCATCGACTCGCAGAAACACTTC